GAACATTACTCCCGAACAATATGTGCGGGAATTCTTGAAGACGGAGAATCAAAATGGCTGAGACCAGAATTGCTCGTGAAGTAGAAACCCGGACTCAACAAGAGCGTCCCAAGCAGTGGATGCCTCCCGAACTACTCCCGGAGCCTGATCGGCAACCCGGTTACGAGTATCGTTGGATCCGTGTGTCAACCTTGAATCAGGCAGACCCCCGCAACCTCTCGGCCAAGCTCCGTGAAGGTTGGGAGCCGGTAGCTATCGAGGAGCAACCCCAATTCCAACTGCTAGTCGATCCCAGTAGTCGTTTTAAAGACAATATTGAGATTGGCGGTCTATTGCTTTGCAAGACTCCGTCTGAATTTGTTGAACAGCGCAATGCGTATGTTAATCAACAAACCCAGGCTCAGACTGAAGCGGTAGATAACAACCTGATGCGTCAAAGTGATCCGAGGATGCCGCTGTTCAAAGAGCGCAAGTCTTCGACTAGCTTTGGCAAAGGCTAATCTAATCTAAGGAGCTAATTATGGCTTACCCGACTGTTGACAAGCCCTACGGGCTTCAGCCGATCAATTTGATCGGCGGTCAGGTGTTTGCGGGCTCGACCCGCATGTTCCCGATTGCCAGCGGTTACAACACCAGCCTGTTTAACGGCCAAGTTGTGCAGCTGACTACGGACGGCACTCTGATTGTAAACCCCACCACCACCGGCACCTCGCCTCTCGCTGGTATTGTTGGCGTGTTTCTTGGTGTTGAATACACCAACCCCGGCACCAATCAAAAGATTCGTGCTCAATACTGGCCTGCCGGTACGGTTGCTTCGGATGCTGTTGCTTATGTTTGTGACGATCCGGACACCGTGTTCAAGGCTGTTATCTGCAACACCGGCCAAACCGTTGCTGCTCTGGGTCAATGGGCTGTTGGCAAGAACGCCGCCCTCATCCAGAACGGCGGTTCGACTACCACTGGTGACGCTCTTGTCGCTATTGGCGGTCAAGCCCCGGCTGCTACTAACACCATCGTTCGCGTTGTGGGCGTTGTTCCGGACACGGCTCAAACCACGACCTCGGTTGGTAGCACCAGCGGTTCAAGCACCACTGTCACTCTGACTGCAGCTAACACTGCTATCAAGCCGTACATGAGTGTCACTGGCACCGGCGTTACTGCCGGCACCTATGTGGTGTCTATCTCTGGTACGACCCTGACCCTGTCGGTGGCTGCCAACCTTACGGCTGTTACTCTGACTTTCCTCGGTTCGCCCGAAGTTCTGGTCAAGTTCAACCACGGTTGGCATTCGTACTACAACTCGACCGGCGCTGCCGTCGCTACCTGATAGGAGTTAATCATGGCAATTTCTCGTGCCCAGCTACTCAAGGAACTCCTGCCCGGCTTGAATGCGCTGTTTGGTCTGGAGTACGCTCGCTACGGCGAGGAACACAAGGAAATCTACGAGACCGAAGCCTCGGAACGTTCCTTTGAAGAAGAAACCAAGCTGTCTGGCTTCTCGGCCGCTCCGGTCAAGAACGAAGGCCAGGCAATTGCGTATGACAACGCGCAAGAAGCTTGGACTGCTCGCTATAACCACGAAACCATCGCTCTGGGTTTCTCGCTGACTGAAGAAGCAATCGAAGATAACCTCTACGATTCGCTGTCGGCGCGTTACACCAAGGCTCTGGCTCGTGCTATGGCTTACACCAAGCAGGTCAAGGCTGCTTCGGTTTTGAACAACGGCTTCTCGTCTACCTATGTTGGTGGTGACGGCGTTTCCCTGTTCTCGACCTCGCACCCGCTGATCACTGGTGGTGTTAACAGCAACACTCCGGCTACTGCCGCTGACCTGAATGAGACTTCGCTTGAAGCCGCTGTTATTCAGATCGCTGCTTGGACGGACGAACGTGGCCTGCTGATCGCTGCCAAGCCGAAGAAGCTTGTTGTTCCCCCGGCGCTGCAATTCGTTGCTACCCGCCTGCTCGAAACCGAACTTCGTGTTTCGACGGCTGATAACGACATCAACGCCATCAAGAACAACGGTTCGATCCCGGAAGGCTATACGATCAACCACTTCTTGACTGACACCAACGCTTGGTTCCTGACCACTGATGTGCCGAACGGTATGAAGCATTTTGTTCGTACCCCGCGGCAACAGTCGATGGACGGCGACTTCGATACGGGCAACGTCCGTTACAAGAGCCGTGAGCGTTATTCGTTTGGCTGGTCGGATCCGCTGGGTATGTTCGGTTCGCCTGGCGCGTCGTAAGAAGTAATGCATCAAGAAGGGGGCTTCGGCCCCCTTTTCTTTTTATTGCACAATATTTTAGGTGCTGGTATAAATAAGCTACCTAGGAATCCCAGCCCGTACGACTGACCTAGCAGACTTTGTAGAGACTTACGGGCGTAGTGCTACAACACAAGGAGCAGTCATGGCTCGTACTACTTTCTCTGGTCCGGTAAAGTCGGACAATGGCTTTGAAGGTTCGTTTGTCGGTACGCTGAATAGCACCGAGACCGGCAATACAATCACTACTACGAACACCGCAACCTCGGGCGCCTTCCAGCCCCTCGTTGTTTCCACCACCATGTCTGGCGCTGGTGCTGACGGTGGACGTGCTAACTTCAACATGAACACCAATGTCGCCCTTGGCAGCTTCTCAAATGCGTTGAAGGCTGATGTTACCTACGGCGCTTCTGGCCGCACCACGGGCCTTGGCTCGTCGTTCGTTGCTGAAATGACTTTGTCGGCTGGCACTTCATCGGGCACCTATGCTCCGGTTGAAATCGAACTGAACGTCCCTTCGGGCGCTTCGACTGGCACGGCAACCTCCCTCATCTACGCTTCGGTTAACGGCGCTGGCGCTGCTACTTTTGATACTAATGGCGCTATCCTGACACTTGCTGGCGTTACTGCTGGTGCTGCTGATGCTGTTGCTACTCCGGGTGCTACGTTTGCTGCTACGGCTACTGGTACTGCCCTTGGTGGTGCAAACCTTCGTGGTTTGAAGGTAAAGATTGGCTCTAGCGTTTTCTACCTTGCCGCCATTCCTGCTGCTACGTTTGAAGCCTAATAGGGGGCTGCTATGGCAATGCAGACTGATGTAAAAGCGCAGCATTTCACTGCCAGCGGCAGTGTTGAAGGTCTAAACCGCACTCGATTTAAATCTATTTCCTACAGGGGAAACGGTAACGACGGGTATGTGCGCCTGCGCAATGGCGGTTCAAGCGGCGCAATTCTTTGCGAGCTTGATGTTGGCACAAGCGATTCGTTCACTATCTATGTTTTGTTGCCCGGCGAGGGGATTTTGTACCCGAACGGTATTTACGTAGATCTTTCAAATGTTTCTGCCTGTACGGTGTTCTATGGCTAAGTCCCCGGCTTGGACGCGTAAGGAAGGCAAGAACCCCAAAGGCGGGTTGAACGCCAAGGGCCGTGCATCTTACAACGCAGCTAATCCGGGTAAGCCTGGTCTTAAGGCTCCGCAGCCGGAAGGCGGGGCTCGTAAAAAGTCATTCTGCGCCCGGATGTCTGGAATGAAGAAGAAGCTAACCTCTTCTAAGACTGCTAACGATCCTAACTCGCGCATCAATAAAAGCCTGCGGGCATGGAAATGCTGACATGGAAAATCAAAACGCCACAATTGCAATTCTAGGGCACAAGGTTGATGCGCTACATCAGGATGTAGGCGAAATGAAGTCCGCTTTGAAAGATGTAGCTATGGCCCTAAATAAACTAACCCTCGTGGAAGAGCGTCAGTCCCATTCAAACGCCACACAAAAGCGAATGATGGAAAAGATTGACGGTTTAGAAGGTCGAGTTGATGCGCTTGAAAAAGCAGACGTTAAGCACGGACAAGCCGCAACTTGGGTGATGAATGCAGTATGGGGAGCCGCTGGCCTCCTTTGCATGTATGTAGCTAAGATGCTTGGGTTGATTTAAATGCCTAGCGTAAGTAAAAAGCAGCATAACCTTATGGCGGCGGTGGTTAACAATCCCAAGTTTGCCAAGAAGGTTGGTATCTCCAAGAAGGTTGGAGAAGAATTCATGAAGGCCGATGAAGGCCGCAAATTTCAACGAGGTGGTGAAATGAAAGAATCTAAGGCAATGATGAAGAAGAGTGGTATGGCTTGTAAGAAGATGGCTGCTGGTGGTATGCCGATGGTCGAGAAGAACGGCCAAAAGGTGCCGGCTTTTGCTGCTGACGGCAAGGGCAAGATGGCCAAGGGCGGCAAGGCTAAGTGCATGGCCAAGGGTGGTCTGGCTGCTGGTCACAAGGCAGCTGATGGTATTGCTAAAAAGGGCAAGACTAAGGCCATGATGCCCAAGATGGCCGGATCAACCGGCATGAAGCGCGGCGGCAAGTGCTAAGGAGCTAGTAATGCCAACTACTAAAGATAGTTTTCTTAGCCGCATGGCAAAAGAATATGTTGTTGAGCCGTACAAGCGTATGCGCGATAAAAGCGAGAAAGAGCTTCGTGCAGAGCAGTACATGGGAACGACCAAAGAAGAAGCCAAAGAAATGCAAGATGCATATCAGGCAACCAAAAATCGCAAAAAGGCTCTTCCTGCAGCTCCTTCTGAAGATGGCATGAAGAAAGGCGGCAAGGTCAAAAAGTACGCTAAAGGCGGATCTGCCTCTGCACGTGCTGATGGTTGCTGCATCAAGGGCAAGACCCGTGGGAAGATGGTATGAAAGAGCGGTTCTGGGTCAAAGTAGACAGCACTAAAGAAGGGTGCTGGGAATGGACGGGTGCGCTTAACAATGGATATGGGTGGTTTAATGTAGATGGCAAACCCAAACATGCGCATCGCGTAGCTGCTTTGTTATCTGGAAAAATTTCTAGTCTTTCTGAGTCACTACACGTTTTACATACATGTGATAACCCGAAATGCTGCAATCCTGACCACTTATTTTTAGGCACTAACGCTGATAATGTAGCGGATAGAGTCAAAAAAGGGCGAAGCGGGTACAAACGTTTTATAGGCCAATCTAACGGTATGTCTAAACTTGCTGATGCGCAAATTAAAGAGATTAAAGACTTATACTTTAGCTCTTCTTATAGTCAATCTGCTTTAGCGCGTATGTATGGAGTAAAACAACCGCATATAAGTAGGATAGTTAATGGCGTTCGTTGTGGGGGTGTAGTTTGAGACCGAGTCGGGGTATGGGCTGTATCAATCCTTCAAAGATGCCGAAGGCTAAGACTATTCGTCGCAAAGACAACCCCGACGAAGTTACTCAATACAAAGAAGGTGGTGTAAGTAAAGTTAATGAAGCAGGCAATTACACCAAACCCGGTATGCGTAAGTCTTTGTTTAACAGCATTAAGGCTGGCGGCAAGGGCGGCGCACCGGGGCAGTGGTCAGCGCGTAAAAGTCAAATGCTAGCCATGCAATACAAGAAGCGTGGCGGTGGGTACCGCGACTAATGAAAAAGCCCCAACAAAGCCTTAAGAATTGGACTGATCAGAAGTGGAGAACCCGTAGTGGCAAGCCGTCAACGCAAGGATCGAAAGCAACCGGAGAGCGATACTTACCGGAAGCAGCGATTAAATCGTTATCTTCGTCAGAATATGCTGCAACGACTAGAGCGAAGAGAGCGGGAAAAAGAGCAGGGAAGCAGTTCGTAGCGCAGCCAAAAACCATTGCAAAGAAAACCGCGAGATTTAGATGACCACCACTGGCACTACAGCTTTTAACCTAGACATGAACGACCTTATTGAAGAGGCGTTCGAGCGTTGTGGCAAAGAGCTGAGGACCGGTTACGACTTTCGTACAGCCCGTCGTTCGTTAAATCTGCTAACGATTGAATGGGCCAATCGCGGCATTAATCTGTGGACGGTAGAGCAGGGTCAGATTCAGATGGCTACTGGTCAGGCCATTTATCCATTGCCTGTCGATACCATTGATCTGTTGGACACTGTAATTCGCCAAAACAACGGCACCTCCAATCAGACCGACATCAATATCAGCCGCATTGCTGAACCGACATATATCAGCATTCCAAACAAGCTAGCCCAAGGGCGCCCGATTCAGGTGTGGGTAAACCGCCAATCAGGGCAAGAAAATGCTACATCTGTAACCCTAGCTGCAAATATATCTGCCACAGACACGACGATTACGTTGTCTTCCGTGCAAGGTCTAGCCTCTGCAGGGTTCATCAAGATCGGTAGCGAAACTATCAGCTACCCGAACGTAGACCCAGACACTAAGCAGCTTCTCAACTGCGCTCGCGGGCAAAACAACACAACTGCAGCTTCCCATACTAGCGGGGCTGCTATTACTGTTCAGAACCTTCCTTCTATCAACGTGTGGCCGACTCCTAGCTCGCCTGGCGATCAGTACATGTTTGTGTACTACCGTATGCGACGCATTCAAGATGCTGGTGGCGGCACGTCGGTTCAAGACATTCCTTTCCGCTTTATTCCGTGCATGGTTGCCGGGCTGGCGTCGCAGCTAAGCATGAAGCTGGAAGGGGTTGACCCTATGCGCATTCAAGCACTAAAGATGGACTACGAACAGCAGTTCCAAATGGCAGCGGATGAGGACCGAGATAAGGCTCCGTTGCGGTTTGTGCCGAGGAATATGTTCTATGCCTAATCGTTTTGCATCCGGCAAGTTTGCGATTGCTGAATGTGATCGATGCGGGCAGCGATATAAGCTGAAAGAGCTTAGGACTCAAACGGTTAAGACTAAGCCGTACAAAGTTAAAGTGTGCCGTAGTTGTTGGGATCCAGATCATCCGCAGTTACAATTGGGCATGTACCCGGTAAACGATCCACAAGCTGTTCGTGAGCCGCGCCCGGATGTAAGCTATCGAGTATCTGGCACAAGTGGTTTACAGATTGTAGATACTAGTACAACAGATCCGGATGCATTTGGTACACCTGAAGGTGGCAGTCGTATCATTCAGTGGGGCTGGGCGCCTGTTGGTGGATCAAGAGCTAACGATGCTGGGCTTACCCCCAACAATCTAGTGCTGAATATTCAGCTGGGCACCGTAACGGTGGCCGTTACTTAAGGAGCAAGAAATGGACGCAAAGAAGGCTGTTCACAAGCATGAAAAGGCTATGCATCCCGGCAAGCCCATGACCAAGCTGCGCAAGGGTGGCAAAACTAACGAAGAAATGAAGAGCTTGGGCCGTGGCATGGCTAAGGTTGCCAATCAAAAGTCCCCGTCGTTTACTTATAAGAAGACCGGCCGTGGCTAAGTACTCACATAAAATCAGCGGGAAAGAAGTCGGTGCTGCAGAGGTATACGCGCCGCCGCATGATATGAAAGGTAAGGCTATGACTACGCAAGATATGAAGCGCGCGGTTAGTACTGGAGAAGATCCCAACCGCATGCGTTCGCAAGACGTTCGTCCGGAAACTCCGGCAATGCGCGTTAGTGTTGGCAATCCCGACCGCGATGACGTTAAGACGGATGGCATCAAGATCCGTGGTACGGGTGCCGCAACCAAGGGCACTATGGCTCGGGGGCCGATGGCGTGAACTATACGCAGTTGTTTGATGCTATTCAGTCATACACGGAAAATAATTTTCCGGCGTTTACGCTCGCCGATTCGAGTACAGACACAACGACTGAACAGATCAACCGCTTTATTCAACAAGCGGAACAGCGCATCTATAACACTGTGCAGTTTCCCTCAATCAGAAAAAACATGGTTGGGGTTACGCAAGCAAACAACAAATACTTGTCTTGCCCTGAAGATTTTTTGGCCGTGTATTCAATGGCCGTGATAACGGACGTTACGGGCGGCAATCTCAATACTGGCACGTATGAGTATTTGCTAAACAAAGATGTGAACTACATCCGACAAGCCTACCCAACACCCAACGACACCGGGGTGCCAAAGTATTACGCTTTGTTTGGGCCAAAGGTAATGAGCGCAACCATTACAACAGAGCTGTCTTTTATTCTTGGCCCAACGCCTGATGCAATCTACAACGTAGAGTTGCACTACTACTACTATCCAGAGTCAATTGTGACCGCCGGTACTTCTTGGGTTGGTGACAATTTTGATAGCGTTTTGCTATATGGAGCTTTGGTTGAGGCATACACCTATATGAAGGGTGAGTCAGACATGCTCCAGCTTTACGAGGCCAAGTACAAAGAAGCTCTTGGGCTGGCCAAGCGTTTGGGCGACGGCATGGAGCGCCAGGACGCATATCGTTCTGGTCAATATCGGCAGCCGGTGACTTGAAATGCCATTTACTGGAAACTACACCTGCAATAGTTTTAAAGAAGGTCTGTTTGACGGGTCTTTTGATTTTGGATCAGGCACGTCTGATGTATACAAAATTGCTTTGTATACGAATGCAGCATCGCTAGACGAAACAACAACCGCATACACCGCCAATGGTGAAACAAGCGGCGGAAACTATGTGGCTGGTGGAAACACAATTACGCCATCTCTAGCCTCTTTGAATGGCACGTCGTATGTAGATTTTAGTAACGCAACGTGGACCGGATCAATTACAGCCCGTGGAGCGTTAATCTACAAGTTCAACGGAACTACCAATCCAGCAGTTTGTGTTTTGGATTTTGGAAACGACAAAACCTCTACGGCTACGTTTACCGTAGAATTTCCTGCAGCAACAAGTACATCGGCAATTATAAGGATTACGTAATGGCTTTTATTACTACCACAAAAGGTGATATGGACGAAGCTCTGCTTGAGAAAAAAGAAGGCTTCGTAGACAATGATAACGAGTACACAACGTGGGTTGAGTATTGGCATGAAGATGAACTTGTCCATCGGTCTGTACACGTGACTTTGAAACAAATGCCTGTTTTTGCTGGTGCAGAAGCGGCATCTTTTTAATTAGGAGCATTAGATGGCTAATACTCAATCGATGTGCACCTCCTTTATGGGGGAACTTCTTACTGGTACTCATAACTTTGGTACTGGTGTTATTCGAGCATCTACTACAGCGGACACGTTTAAGGCCGCTTTGTACCTTGCCTCGGCAACTATTAATGCCAGTACAACTGCGTACACTGTAAGTGGAGAAGTTAGTGGCTCGGGCTATACCGCTGGTGGCGTATCTATTTCTTCCTGGAATGCCCCGACGGCTACCAACGCTTCGGCTACTGCCGGCGTTGCTTTTACGACGCCCACGGCATCTTTTACTTATAGCACGGTGACTTTGACCACTGCGTTTGATACTGTGTTGATCTACAACTCGACGCAAAGTGATAAGGCTGTCAGTGTTCATACCTTTGGTTCGCAAACCGTGACCGCTGGTACGTTTACTCTGACTATGCCGACCAACAACACTACCAACGCTCTGCTGCGCCTTTCTACGACGTAATTTAACCCTGAAAGGTAGTAACTATGGCTACCGGGTGGGGTTCGGGTGCATGGGGTGATGGTACATGGGGTGGGCTTGGTGAAACCCTAACGGGCGTTGCTGCGTCTGGATCTGTAGGTGACGTTGTTTTTGGTTTGAGTTTGTCTGGAGTTGGTTCTACTGGCGCTGTTGGTTTAGTAGCGGTTGATGAAAGGCAGTTAGCTCTTACGGGGGTATCTGCTTCGGGAAGCGCAGGAGATGTAACTGAAACTGTCTCTCCCGCTGGATTGGGCGTTACGGCTTCTGGTGCAGTAGGCGCTGTAGTAGTTGATGAAAGACAAATAGCCCTTACTGGTGTTGCTGCTGCGGGTAATGTTGGAACGCTTGTTTATGGGGCCGTTGTTAGCGGTACAGAAGCATTAGGTGTTGTTGGATCTGTAGCTGTTGATGAAAGACAGATTGCTCTTACAGGTGTTGAGGCATCAGGTAGCGCAGGGATAGTTGCAATATCAAAAGGGCTATCCGGAGCTGAGGCTACTGGAAATGTTGGTGGATCTTCCGGATGGGGAGATTATGGCTGGGGCGTAGGCACCTGGGGTGGAACAAACCTACCGCTACAGACAATAACTTCCGTAGCTCTAGTTGGGGTTGAATCGTCTGGAGCTGTGGGTGTAGAAACACCAGCAACAGAAAAGCAGCTATCTGGCGTTGTTGCATCTGGGGTAGCGGGGACTGCAGGAACTAATACACAAATCCCCATTACAGGCGTTGTAGCAAATGGCGCTGCAGGCAATGTTCTAGGGCAGCACCTTATTGCAATAACTGGCTGTCAAGCTATGGGTAATGTGGGCACGCTGCAAGTATTTTATTGGTCTTTAATTGATGACAACCAGACACCAAACTGGCAACATGTGGTAACCGAATAGGAGTTGAATTAATGGCTACAACCAATTACACCACCCTTCTGGGCCTAGCCCTTCCCACTACAGGGGATCTATCGGGCACTTGGGGTACAGAAGTTAACACCGCGATTACATCGTTGCTTGACACTGCCGTAGCTGGCACGACGACTCTCAGTGCGGATACAGACGTAACATTGTCTACCACCAATGGTGCGGCAAACCAGGCTCGCAGTGCAGTTATTCTGTGGACTGCTACTGGATCAACAACGCGGAACATCACCGCGCCAGCCCAAAGCAAGGCATACGTTGTTATTAATGCAACGGGCGGAAGCCAGTCAATTGTCATTCGAGGCGCCGGTCCCACTACGGGTGTGACAATCCCGGCCGGTACTAAAGCTCTTGTAGCTTGGAATGGTTCTGACTTTGTAACGGTCTCTTCTACGTTTTTTGCTTCCCCCTTGGCTGTAACGGGTAACTCTACCGCCGGCGCTGAAATTCGTTTGCCGGAAGACACCGACAATGGCAGCAACTACGTTGCGTTGAAAGCGGCAGACACACTCGCGGGAAATGTCACATTTACCCTTCCAAATGCAGATGGCACAAACGGACAGGTGCTTCAAACAAACGGCAGTGGCGTTCTGAGTTTTGTATCGGGATCCTCACTTGCAACTCCATTGGCTGTTGTAGGGAATGCCACCGCTGGCGCAGAACTCCGCTTGCCTGAAGATACTGATAACGGGTCCAACTATGTGGCACTGAAGGCGCCAAATACATTAGCAAGCGATCTGACTTTCACCCTACCGTCGGCGGATGGGACTAATGGTCAGGTTCTGCAAACCAATGGCTCTGGTGCGCTGAGTTTTGTATCCGGTGCATCTTTGGCAACCCCCCTTGCTGTTATTGGAAATAGCAGTGCTGGTGCAGAACTGCGTTTGCCAGAAGATACCGACAACGGCAGTAACTATGTTGCGCTAAAAGCCCCTGATAGCCTTGCTGCTGACTACACATGTACGCTTCCAGACGAGACTTGCACTCTTGGGTTTAGGAATATCCCGCAGAACTCTCAATCTGCTGCATACACGCTTGTTCTAGCGGATTCCGGTAAGCATATCCTGCACCCATCTGCTGATACGACCGCACGCACGTTTACTATTCCTGCTAACAGTAGCGTGGCTTTCCCTATTGGGACTGCTATTACGTTTATCAATCAAAACGGCGCTGGTGTTGTAACTATTGCAATTACCACCGACACAATGCGATTGTCACCTGCTGGTACTACTGGTAGCCGAACTCTTGCGGCTAACGGTTCGGCAACTTGCATTAAAGTTACTAGCACTGAATGGATTATCTCAGGGAGTGGTTTGACATGAGCGGCGTATCTCAAGCTGTATTTATGAACCAGAGGTCGTTTGGCCCGCCACCGCCGGGTGCGATTGGTTCTGCGTATGAGGGCGGGTATTACGCAGGTCAGATTTCAACCGCTGGCAATGGGGTTGCAGATTTTTATTTAGTTGTTGCCCCAAAATCTTCTGGCGAAAATTCATCTAAACAATGGAAAACCACAAATACGTCCACAGCGGGAACATCTTCGGTTATTGACGGCCCAACCAATAGCGCTAACATGAACAATGCAAGCCATCCAGCGGCGCAGTTCTGTAAAGGCTTGACCATTGGCGGCTTTACTGACTGGTACATGCCCGCAAAAAACGAACTTGAAGTGTGTTATTACAACCTAAAACCCACTACAGCGGGCAATGACACCGGCGCAGGCGTTAACGCCAACGCTGTGCCCAGAAGGGATAGTAGTTACACTTCGGGAACACCTGCGCAAACTTCGGCGGCGGCGTTTGTAACTGGTGGTGCAGAAGAGTTTGCGGCTGGCAGTTACTGGTCTAGTACTGAGCCTTCTGCGACGGGCGCATGGAGACAGTTCTTCGGTGGCGGCAACCAGAACTACGACAATAAGGACTATTCGACCCGGGTTCGAGCAGTTCGGAGATTGCCCGTTTAATTCTTTAATTCTTTTCTTTGCATGGCACAGTACAAACACTTACCAATATACAAGACAACCTACCAGTTGCTTGAAATGGTAACGCGCAAAACTAAAGATTTTCCCCGTGATTTTAAATACTCACTAGGGGACAAGATTAGAAATGAGTGCATTGAATTGGTTGTGTTTATTTATAAAGCCAACACACTGCGCCAGCAAAGAAAAGAGCACTTACAGCAAATACTTGAAAGAGTGCAGGTCATTGAATTAATGCTTCGGCTTGCCAAAGACTTGCGTTTGCTTAATGTTACCGTTTTTTCCGAAATCGTCTTGTTGACTGACTCGCTTGCGCGTCAGGCACAAGGATGGATTACACATACACCAGACTTGAGGGCGGAATAACGATGATTACGGTGATCGTTAGCGACCCATCTATCTCGGGCCATGCCCGTTGGGAAACCAACGAAAGGGCGCAAGCCAATCTCAGTGTGGAAAAATCTGCATTGCGTTGTGTGAGTGCATGGCCTTTGCGTTTGCGGCTGACAATTACTGGTCTAGTACTGAGAATTCTGCAACGAACGCATGGAAACAGAACTTCAATAACGGCAACCAGAACAACAACAATAAGAACAATTCAAACCGGGTTCGAGCAGTTCGGCGATGGAGCCAAGTATGCAGTGTGATCTGTCAATTTCGGAAGTTTTTCAGGCGTATTACGACTGCCGAAAGGCAAAGCGCAATACATGGAATGCAATTGAGTTTGAAAGTCAACTTGAGCGCAACCTGATGGACTTGTACTACGAGCTGGTGGCTGGCAATTACCAACCGGGGCGATCCATCATGTTTGTCGTCACCAGACCTAAGGCGCGTGAAGTTTGGGCTGCAAATTTTAAGGACAGGGTTGTACACCACATTTTGTACAACCGCTACTCGGGCCACTTTTACCGGCGATTTATTCATGACAGCTACGCCTGCATCCCTGAAAAGGGCACACTCCGCGCAGCCAATCGTGTGCAACATTTCATTCGGTCGGCCACTCAAAATCACACTCGTCCGGCGTGGTTCTTAAAGGCTGACGTAGCAAATTTTTTTGTGTCTATTGACAAGTCAATTTTGGACGCCATGCTGGCGCGGCACATCACCGACCCGTGGTGGATGGCCTTGACACGGACAATCTTGCACAAAGACCCAAAAGAAAATGTTTACATCAAGAGCGATGCGTCGTTACTTTCTAAAGTACCCGCTCACAAAAGTTTGCTCAACGCCACAGCTGGTTTTGGTCTGCCGATTGGCAATCTGTCCAGTCAGTTCTTTGCCAACGTCTATCTGGATGCGCTAGATCAGTACGCCAAGAACACGCTAAAGCTGCGGCATTACGCCCGTTATGTCGATGACATCGTGGTGATCGGCGGAAGCGGAACCGATTTGAACGAGGCTTATGAAAAAATGTCGGTTTTTGCCGAGACACATCTTGCCGTCAAGTTTCACCCTAACAAAAAAGAAATTAATCGGGTTGAGGTGGGAATAAACTTTGTAGGCTATATTATTAAACCTTGGTGTAAATACATTCGCCGATCCACGATTGCCAATATGTACAAGCGCACTGCACTGCATTCTGAATTTGAGCCTCTGCGTGCAACGGTCAACAGTTATTTTGGTATGTTACGGCACGCTAACGCTTTTAAAGAACGCAAGCGTGCAGCAACACACCTTGGTAAATCCGGCTGCTGGTTTGATGGCCAGCTTACAAAACTTGTCAGATTAGGAGCATCACAATGCACATCGTCGTAACCGAAGTTGACCACAACACCCGCATCCCTTGCACTGTCGAGCCACAGCGCACAGGGCCATCCATGCCAGCCGTCAAAGGCTTGCGCATCATCTGGCAAGACAAGTCCACATGGCCTGTCCCAACAGATTCCACAGGCACATACCTGCGTGCGCCCAAGTACTACGGCACCTGTGATGACGACGCCGATACAAACATTCCCGGCGTGTTGGAAGTCCTGACCGAGACCGAGTGGAACGAGCGCCGTGTTGCAGAGCACGAAGCTACACGCCCGTACCCATCGTGGATCGGCTACTTGGACACCATGAGCTGGGGCGCTCCAGTACCCCGTCCTATTGATGCCATCATGAACGGTGGCAACGTGCGTTACCAGTGGGACGAGGCCACAGTCAACTGGGTGCCAATGGAACCACAGGCATGAAAGAGTTCTTCTTCATCTCGGGACTGCCACGGTCAGGCTCAACCCTGCTGTCGGCCATCTTGCGCCAGAACCCTGAGTTCTACGCAGACATCTCCTCGCCCGTGCAAGGCTTGGTGGCATCGACCATCAACGTCATCACGGGCAGTGAGAGCAACCACCTGATTGATGAAGATCGCCGCAAGAGCATCCTGCGGGCCATGTTCAACGCCTACTACGACGCTGTTGAGCCGCCCATCGTGTTCGACACCAGCCGGGGCTGGACATCCAAGACATCTCTCCTGAAGACCCTGTACCCACAGACCAAGATCATCTGCTGCGTGCGGGACTTGCCGTGGATACTGGACAGCTTTGAGCGGATCGCGGCCAAGAACACTTTGTGGAACGCCAGCCTGACGGATGACGAATCTAGCCAAACAGTCACCACCCGGTGCGATGCGCTGATGGATGTGAAAAAGCAAGGTCAGGTGGTCAAGCCCTACTACTTCTTGGAAGAGGGTCTGCTCTTAAACCCCGACATGATCATGCTGGTGGAGTACGAGATGCTGTGCAAGCAGCCCGAGAGCGTGATGCGGGAGTTGTATGGCTTCATTGGCAAACCGTATTTCGACCACGATTACATGAACGTCGAGTACGATAACGAGGTGTACGACAAGGCGCTGAACATGAAGAGCTTGCACACAGTCCGCAAGCAAGTGTCGTGGCAAGAGCGCCCCACCATCCTGCCCAAGTCGGTGTGGGAGAAGTACTCAGGCAAGGAGTTCTGGCGCAAACCCGCCGAAGTGGAAGGGTTTAAGGTTCGCTGGGAACAAGCATGAGAGTGCTTGTCATGGGCCTACCGGGTTCCGGTAAGACCACACTCGCTGATTCTTTACCGTTGCCGTTTGTAAGATTGAATGCAGACCAAATAAGGCAAGAAGCAAACGATTGGGATTTCACCATTGAAGGCAGGCTGAGGCAGGCCAGACGCATGAGAGAGTTAGCTGGTGACAAAGATGTGATTGCTGACTTTGTGTGCCCTCTGCCAGAGATGCGTGAGATTTTTGATGCTGACTATGTTGTATGGATGGACACTGTTGTTGAATCAAAGCATCTTGATACGAACAGACTTTTTGTACCGCCGGAGCATTTTGATTGCAAGGTAACAAGTTGGGATGCAAAATGGATTCAACAAATTACAACTGAGATTCTTGTTAGATAAAATGCCTCGCCTTAGCCCCGCTCTTCTCGCCCTCAGTGCTTCCGCGCTGGTGGGTATTGCTGTACATGAAGGGTATCGAGGTGAGGCATACGAGCCGGTAAAAGGTGACGTACCGACCATAGGCTTTGGCACCACAGAAGATGTAGAGATAGGGGATCGCATTACTCCAGAGCGCGCCCTGGTCCGTTTACTTAATGATGCCAATAAATTTCAAAACGCTGTACGTCGCTGTGCACCGGTGCCGATGCATCAATATGAATTTGATGCCTACGTTTCTCTAACTTATAACATCGGCGAAAACGCATTCTGTAAAAGCTCTCTGGTCAAACTACTTAACCAACAAAAGTATGAAGAAGCCTGCCAGCAGATTCTTCGTTGGGATAAATTTAAAGGGCGAGCTCTACCTGGCCTAACAAAACGCAGGCAAGAGGAGTTTAAAAAATGCTTGGGTTACTAATGAATCGATGGGTGTTGGGCGGATTGGCCGGGCTAGTTATGCTCGGCTTTTCGTATTGGAAGGGTTACACTTATGGTAAGGAAAACGTCCAAGAAAAGTGGGACGCTGAAAAGGTAGTGCAAGAACGCGAAATGCTAGCCAAGGCCAATGAGGCAATTGAGAAAGAGCGCCGAATGCAAGCCAAAGCCGACAAGATCCAGAAGGAGCGTATTCGTGAAAGCCAAATTGTTAATCGTCGCTACAACGCTCTTGTTGACAGCCTGCGCGACCGCCCCGAAGCCCGTCAAGACTCAGTGCCCGCAGATTCCACAAATGCTGTGGGATGCACCGGAGAGGGATTGGCAAAGCCAGATGCAGAATTTCTTGCAGGGTACGCTGCCGACGCAGCCCGACTCCAAGCCCAATACAACGCCTGCAAAGCAGGATACGAAGCACTAAGAAATGGCGCTGTGGAATAATTCTTTTACGCAATGCGTGGTTGCTTTAATGCGGGAGGTGAACGGTGCGCTACGTTGTTTGTAATTTCTTCCGAGCCCAATACGCCTTCATTGCATCAGATTGTCGTTTGCGCTGTTCTGGCAACCGCAATGTAGCAGCACGCTTGGCAGCTATTTCTGGATCTGTGTTTAATACTTTGTGGTACTGGCGCAATGGGTTGTTTGGATCCATTAGCTTCAAGCGCCTGACTTCTTTATCTTCTTCAGAATGTATGGGTTTGCCAACTTTTTTGGCAGACATCGCTGCGCGGTACTCCGGGTCAGCCCACCTAGCTTTGATCTTCTCTCGCACTTCTGGGCGCTTGGCAGGGTTGGCGTCACCAAGGAAAAGCGCCTGTACATCAGGTGACTTCATGCGTTTGGAAATTTTGGCCCTAGCCTCCGGGCTTCGCGCGGGGTGCCTTGGATCAAGCATTGCTTGTCGCAGAATTTCTCGGTGTTTAGGAGTTGGCGAATGAGCACCGTCTCCACCAGAGGTAAGGTTGGTCAGCGGCCCAGTGCCGGTCTGTATGCGGCCAATTTCCGCAATAAGTTTGCACTCAAGTGCGGTGCCTTCTTCGATGGAGGTAACAGGCCTCAGTTCGATGATAACTTTTTCAGCGCCAACTTCGGCCAACTTTTGTTTACACAGCCAATTGCGTCCGCCGGCATTCAGCGGGTTGGTGCGATGGCGGGTTCTTGTAAAACCAACATAGAAAGGAGTTCCGTCAGTGGTCTTCCAGATGTAGACATACATGGTGTGTTCTTGGTTAATTGCCATCTGGAGAGTGTAGCATGAGCCTGCAAAAAGTGCTGATGAAGCCAGGCGTTAACAAAGAGAACACTCGATATACCAATGAAGGTGGCTGGTACGAGTGTGACAAGGTGCGCTTTCGCCAAGGGACTCCAGAAAAAATTGGAGGCTGGGTTCAGTTTTCGCCACAAACGTATCTGGGCACGTGCCGTTCTTTGTGGAACTGGGTGACGCTAGACAATGTGAGCCTGGTTGGTGTTGGCACCAATCTTAAGTTTTACATCAATCAAGGCAGTGTCTACAACGACGTTACGCCCATTCGCAGCACGGTTACTCTAACCAATCCTTTCACTGCAACCCTTAGTTCTTCTACCATTTCTGTTGCAGACAATGCTCACGGCTGCGTTACTGGAGATTTTGTCACCTTCAGTGGTTCGGGAATTACAAGTCTTGGCGGCAACATAACTGCAGCTGTGCTTACGGGCGAGTTTCAGGTAACCGTTGTAAACGCCAACACCTACACAATCACAGTTTCAGCTACGGCAAACGCAACAGACGTATCCGGCTCCCCGGGTGGCGGCTCAGTTGTAACCCAATACCAAGTCAACACTGGGACAGCGCAGCAAATTCCTTTGACCGGCTGGGGCGCTGGTGCATGGGGGTCTGGGACTTGGGGGGTAGGATCAACCAGCGCTACATCGTTGCAGCTTTGGAGCCAAATTAACTTTGGCCAAGATCTCATCTTTGGCGTGCGCGGCGGTGGGGTGTACTACTGGTACGCTTCGGTTGGCACAAGTCCTATCCAAGTCACTATAAGCGTAGCGTCGCCGGCCGTTATTACGTTGCCTGCTAGTTTTGAAATACGAGACGGCACTGCGATTACATTTACTACTACAGGAGCGCTACCTACTGGCCTTACTGTAGGCAATATCTACTATGTGGTTAATTCTTCAGCCAATACGTTTGAGGTGTCCAACACATACGATGGGCCTTCAATAACAACGTCTGGCGCAGGGTCTGGTACGCATCGCGTTTCTTCTAGAGGGCTGGATCTGTTTGATTTGTCAGATGCAGACTGCCCGCTATTCCAGCTAACTACCACAGTGTCGGCCAGCTCACGATTTGTGATTGTGTTTGGCACTAATGACTATGGCAGCACGGTGCTTGACCCAATGCTTATTAGGTGGTCCGACCAAGAAGATCCATTCACCTGGTCTCCATCTATTACAAACCAAGCCGGAAGCCTGCGTTTGTCTCATGGGTCAGAAATTGTTGCGGCAATACAAACCAGACAAGAAATCAACGTCTTTACTGACTCTGCGCTTTACTCGATGCAATACCTGGGTGCACCGCTGGTATGGGGTGTCCAGCTTTTGGGTGACAACGTATCCATCATTGGTCCCAACGCGGCTGTAATTGCCTCTGGGGTTATCTACTGGATGGGCGTAGATAAGTTCTACAAATATGATGGCCGCGTACAAACACTAAGATGTGACCTACGGCGCCATGTGTTTGCTGATTTCAATATGAGTCAGGCGCAGCAAGTCTACGCAGGGACCAACGAAGGTTTCAACGAAGTATGGTGGTTCTATCCGTCTGCCAACAGTAGCAATACGGATCGATATGTGGTTTACAACTACCTTGAGGATATCTGGTACTACGGCACCATTGGCCGTTCTGCATGGCTTGATTCTGGACTACTGCCGCACCCTATTGCTGCTACATACAACAATTTGTTAGTGCAGCACGAAGACGGTGTAGATGATAACGAGACGGGCACGCCAGCCGCTATTAATGCATACATTTCTTCATCTGAGTTCGACATAAATGACGGTCATAATTTTGGTTATGTTTGGAGAATCCTTCCAGACATTACTTTTGAAAGCTCAAGCAATGCGCCGAACGGTGATGCACCAAAAGTAACGATGACGCTCTACCCGATGCAAAACTCGGGTTCTGGTACAGGGAATTCGGCCGCCGCCAACGTAACAAAGGGCAGCACATATGTTATTACCGAAGAGTTCACTGGGCAGATCTATACCCGTGCCCGTGGGCGTCAGTTGATCTTTGAAATTGAATCTGATCAAGTGGGGACTACTTGGCAGCTGGGTGCGCCCCGAATCGATATCAGACCTGACGGCAGACGCTGATGCCCCTCTTCAAAAATCAAACCGTCCCCAATCTTGCCCTGGCGCCAAAAGAATACAGCCAGCAGTATCAAGATCAGCTTAACAACCTTCTGCGTTTGTTTTTTACTGGAATTAACGCAGTACAGCAGATTGACATAGCAAGATTAAATATTGATCTCAATACTTTGCCAACAGAAGCAGACTTTAATACTCTTAGACTGGGTGATGTATACAGAGATACGCAAGACGGCGTGCAGGCTGGAAGCCAGATGCTAAGAATCAAGACGGCAACAAATGTGGTTTATCTTACAGGCGTTACAAGTAGTGGCAGTTCGGGAACAGTTACGCCATAGACTATAAGCGGAAACAACGCTAAGATTTAGGCACTTACAGGAGGTTGTTATGGCTGGTGGCGGAATTGGAGAAGCAGCACTAATTGGGGCAGCCGTCGGTGGTGGCAGCGCTCTTCTTACTGGTAAAGATCCACTACAAGGCGCGCTACTTGGCGGAGCTCTTGGTGGCGTTGGCGGTGCCTTTGGCGGTGCCGCAGGTGCTGGGGGTGGAGCAGGTGCTGGTGCTGGTGCTGGTTCTGGTGCTGGTGCTGGTGCTGCAGTTAATACTGTAGGCACTGCTGGAGCTAATGTAGCTGGGAGCGTGGGCGCTAATGCGGCTGGGTCTGGGTTAGGCACGCTTGGCTCTGGACTCGGAACTGGCGCCCCCAGTCTTGTGCAAAGTGTGGCCCCCGGCGTTACTCCCAGCCTTACTGGTGCCGGGGCAAACGTGGTCGGACAAACAGCGGGTGCTGCTGCGCAGCCCAATTTTCTTAAGGGGCTGATGGATAAATATGCAGCTCTTGGTACTGGAGAAAAGATTGGGGTAGGTATTGCGGGCAGTACCGCTCTATCCAAAATGTTTGAGCCAGGAAAGATTGATGGGCCGCCCGTTTCCCCCGAAATGCGGCGTGCTATGGATAATATTGCCTACTACAAGTTTGACCCTCGCATCTACCGTCCGGCCTATAACAACGGAGGGGGTATCACTGATCTGGATGTGGGCAACACCAGTCGTATGCCTGGCAACCCGGTCATTATGATGCGCAGTGGTGGCATCTCGGATCTAGGGTCTTATTCTGATGGTGGGCGCTTGCTGAAAGGTCCGGGCGATGGGGTGTCGGACAGCATCCCCGCACAGATTGGTCGTAGACAGCCGGCTCGCCTTGCAGATGGCGAATTTGTTGTGCCGGCACGTATTGTGTCTGAATTGGGCAACGGTTCTACTGATGCTGGCGCTCGCCAACTCTACGCCATGATGAACCGGGTTCAGTCTCGTCGCAACAAAACCACCGGCAAGAATCGCGTTGCTGTAGACAGCAAAGCCCGCAAGCTCTTGCCAGCGTAAGGAGATAAATATGGCTGGTGGAGGCTCTTCATCTCAAGGAATGGGAACCGGGCAGACTATGTCTCAGCCCACGCCAGCGCAATATTCTGGTCGTGGTTTAGGTGGGTTTACTAATTCTATTATTCAAAACTCACTGGGCGGCATGTTTGGTGGAATGCGCGCAACAGGCACTGGCCCTTTTCAAACACAACCGTTTCAACAGATGCCGGCTTCGCCCCCCGATACACGAGGTATTCCTGGTGATGTAGTCAATCTTGTTGGCGATGCGTATTCTCGTATTCTTGGTCGCCCAGCTGATGATGTTGGCGCAGCAGGATGGCAAGATCAGATGGCCAATCGAGGGCTTACCGGTCAACAGCTTGTTTCTGGTTTTGTTGGCTCTCCTGAATTTCAGCGTCAGCAACAGTACGAGCAGGCGTACACCCAACAATTCCGTCCCGGCCCTACTGGTCGCCCTTTTAATCCTAGCCAAGCGGTTGCATCGGTGGCTGCGCCCACGACTGGCCCTCAAGGTCAGGAGCTTGTTACTGTGGATGGCAAACAGGGTTACTATCGAGAAGCAACTGGAGACGAGGTTAGGCGCTCCGGTGGTTCCAGCGGCGGCTATGGGGCAGCAATAAATGCAGCCTACGGAATTAATAATCAAGAAGTAGAGGGGTATGACCCCCGCACTCGTCAGGTATTTGTGCCCTACTCTCCGCAGGCGGGAGGGAATGGTCAAAACATTCAGTCGCAACAGTTTTTTCAGCCAATTTATTTGAGCCGCTATCAAAACTACCAGCCTCAAGGATTCCAAGGCCCGTTTGGTGGTCAGATGAACCCGTATGGTGGGTTTAATCCGTTCATGGGTTTTGGTGGAATGGGCGGCATGCCACGCGTTCTTCCGCCTAGGTTTGGCGGGCGTATTGGTATTAATCCCCCGCGCGAGCCAGTGTATGCATACGCTAAAGGTGGTGATGTAGATACGGGAATTGCCGGGCTGCTGGATGGCTAACAAATTGCAAGCAATAGATCCTAATTACTTGGCTGTAATATGGCCAGAAGTAAGGGACTACTTGGAGCAAAGCTTGCTTGAAGGTGAAGAGCAAGTTGAAGAAGTACCAAACTGGAATGGTTGCTACAACATCTACCATGTGCAAAGTTTTATTTCTAATGGCACTTGGCTGTTGGTAGTGGCAGTAGAAGATGGGATAATTAAAGGAGCTGCAACAGTCTCGTTTATGAATTATCCGATGAGTAGGGTTGCAGTTATAACCTTGACTGGTGGGAAGTTAGTCACGGGAGAAAATGAGTTTTACCAACTCACTGCGTTGTTAAAGACCTACGGGGCGACAAAAGTCCAAGCGTATTGTCGAGAATCTGTGGCGCGTATGCTAAAGCGCCGAGGATTTGAACCTGTATCCACTTTAGTGGAAGTGCAAATATGAGATATGACCATCTAGACATGTTGCCCGAACGGGCATTTCAACCCCATAGCAAGTATGGCATGACCCTTGAAGGGGGCGGCGGTGGGCCGTCTAGCACGACTACTTACACAAGTAATCTTAATGCGGCCCTTGAGCCTGCCGCTCTAAATCTTATTGCCGGTGCTATTCCTGAGTTTTTTAGCGTTAATAGCGAAGGCAACATCACGGGTGTTAAGCCGTACACCCCATACAGCACCCGTGCTCAAGATTACGTAGCTGGGTTTTCTCCGCAACAAGAGGCTGTTTTCCGTGAGGCTGCTGGTATGCAGCGGCCGGGGCAGTTTCAAGACGCAACTCAACTTGCTGGCTTGGCGGGTATGGGTGGTTTGCGTAGTGCTCAAGATGCCAATATGTATGGTGGCGCCGGGTTCCAATCTGGCATGGCAGGCCAAAACCTCGGCATGAGCGCGGCTGATGTAGCTGCAATGCAGGCAGCACAAGCGCAAAACGCATCATATGGGTATGGAGCGCAAGGTCAAGAGGCCGGTATGCGTGGTGAAAATATTGGCAGAATGGGGGCACAACAAGCCTCCTCACGGGCCAATCTAGCAACCGACATAGCGATGCAGTCGGCCATGATGGGGCAGGGCGCTGGAGCGCTAGGGCAGCAGGTTGGCCTTCAGGCTGCACAGCGAGCGGCTGAGCGTGCCCAGCAAGCGGAACAGGCAGCCTATGGATATGGGAATGCTGGATTCCAGTCGGGAATGATGGGGCAGCAACTTGGTATTCAAGGTGGTCAGCGATTCGGAGAAATGGGTGCTGGATATGGCGCTCAAGGCGCCGGCTACGGAGCGCAAGCTGCTGCTCTCGCCAATCAAGCACAAATGTATGGCGGCATGGGCGCGGGGTATGGTGGACGTGCGGCCAATATTGGCGAAATGGCACTTGCTGCTCAAGACTATGGCCGTGACGTAGGCGAAGAAGCCCGGCAGTTTGCTCGCCAGGCTGCACTAACTGGTCAAGGTTATGCAGCTCAAGCCACAGATCCTTTTTCTGTACAGCGCTACATGTCTCCGTACATGGAGTCGGTGGTTCAAAATCAAGAAGAAGCGGCACGCCGAAACGCTGCAATTCAGCGCACTCAGCTTCAATCCCAAGCCACCCGCGCCGGAGCTTTTGGTGGTGGTCGGGAAGCCGTTCAAAGAGCCGAAGCAGATCGCGCGCTTAACACACAACTTGATACTATTCGTGCGCAAGGGCTGCAGTCGGCGTACAACCAGGCCATACAATCTATGCAATACGGTACTGGCCAAGGTTTGGCTGGATTGCAGGCAGCACAATCGGGACTTGGTACTGCCCTTCAAGGTGGTCAACTGGGTCTGTCCGGTATTGGACAGGCTATTGCAGGTCAACAGGCCGGTATCTCTGGTGCTGGAATGGGCCTTCAAGGGCTTGGCCAAGCCGGCCAGTTGTATGGTGTGGGTATCCAGGGTGCACAAACAGGCATCCAGGGTGCACAAGCCGGATTGGCTGGCATCGATCGTCAACTTGCTGGCACCGCTCAGGGTATGCAGGGCGCTCAGGTTGGACTGTCTGGCGTTGATAGAGCGCTTGCCTCTGGGCAGCTTGACCTGTCTGGTGCTGACCGTGGGTTGGCTGGTACCGCTCAGGGTATGCAGGGTGCCCAATTTGGATTATCAGCGGCTGATAGGGCTTTGGCCGCAGGACAATTGGAACAACAAGGCATTCAATCCGCTTTGGCTGGTACTGGGCAAAGCATGCAGGGTGCTGGACTCGGGCTTCAGGGGGTCGGACAAGCCATCAATGCCGGGCAGCTCGGTCTTCAAGGAGCCGGAGTTGGTCTTCAAGGCACCGCTCAAGGTATGCAGGGCGCTCAGGTTGGACTGCAGGGAGTCACTGGTGCGCAGGCTGGATATGGATTGGCAGGTCAAGCAGGCACAAACTTGGCAAACATTGGTACCGCACAGCAGGCGGCTGACTTGTCGCGCATGGGCTTCCAGTCACAGATGGGTGCAGCACAGCAAGACCGCGAACAGCAGATCATCAATCAAGCGGTCCAGAACTACGCGATGGCGCAAGAGAACCCGTTCCAGCGTATGTCCCAATACAGTGGTTTGATCCGTGGCTACATGACGCCTACGACTACTGTTTCTCAGTATTCTGCGTCGCCTAGTATTGGCGGTCAGTTAGCCGGTCTTGGTTCTATTGCATATGGCGCTAGTCAGAAAAAGAAAGGCGGCAAGATTAAAGAGCGCGGGATTGAAGCGTTGGCGCTACGACGCGCTATGAAGGGAGGCCGGGCATGAGCATTGCACAACAGATCATGGCTAACCCTGGGCGCTATAGCATCCAGCAATTGCAAAGCGCTTTGAACGATGGATTGATTCCGGCATACATAGCCATTCCGCTTATTGAGCAAAA